GGTCCAGATGACTCCGGCACCGATCACGTTCGGAAAGTATACACGTCTAAAATAGGTTGTTGGGCCAGTTGGCGCAGTGCCCCATGCAATAGCTGTGGTAGACTGGCCGGTTGGATCACTAGGATTCTCCGCGAGAACTGCTAGACCAGATGTTTGCGCAACTGATCCATCATTACCCGGTCGGCCAAGCCCGTAAGTTGAGGTTGTCGCTGCGCCGATGTTGACAAAATACTCCATCAAACGAAATGCATTTGATGACGAGGCTTTTATATCAAAACTGGGCACACCAGAACCGGCTACTGTTGTAAGCTGAGCCTGAGAGTAAATTGCCATAGCTTACCTCAATGCTGCACCACCACCGCGAGGTGGTGCGCATGGTGGAAGGGTATTGAAACACTCACAGTTTGCTAAACTATGAGTGTTTCATATCAAGCAAGCGTAATAGTCAAGTTACCGATCGGAATCTGCAAGGAGTCACCAGACCCGAGCGTCCTCACGGTAGATAGCAGGCCATACCAGAGGAAATTGCCACCGGAAACAGATGCGGTGTCCCAGATGCTGATACCGGAAACGGTACAAGCCGCTGACACTGGTCCAAAGGTCATAGCCACGGAGTTTGTAGCTGATCCGGATGCTGAAACAGCAGGAGCAAACGAGACTGTTGCTCGCGTGACACCGGAACCAGTTGGAAATTCAGATGCGCTCGTGGAACTAGGCGCTCCCAGGGAAATGTTCACGCCCAGTGCGCCTGGACGATACGCAGTAGCTCCCTGTAGCACCCAGTCCAACATCGCTTTCTGTGACCATTGTGCGATTCCAGCCATTTTCGTGCAGCTCCTTAGTTAATAACAGATTTTTCGCCGTCGTTACCAGTGTTTCAACACTGATATCACTAATACATGCAGCCCCGTTGTTATCCTTATTTGGCCTGCATGTTCCGACTTCGTCGTGAAGTCGGTGACATGGCCAGCAGTCAACTCTTTCAGGGTCGGCATGTAACGACACTGTATTGTGCCAATGCTTGGTGATATTTGTATCACTCGCATGACTCAACATTATAATCTTCGGCATAGCTTCCATAGCTACAGCCCAGGCTGGGCCAGTATCTGGAGATATGACCAAGTCACATGTCTGCACCTGAGCCAGACTACGCCGAATCGGCCACGTTGGCTGTTCTGAATCAGGACTCAACGCTAAAAATAACCCCTCTTCCGAGCTATTTTGGCGTTGAACGTGTTCCTGGATAATTTTAGCCAATTCAAAATCTTTTCCTGATGCGCCAAACATCACTACCGGCAAACCAGTCTCTTTGATCAGGCGGGCAATCGCCATTGCTGAGTACGGATAGATTTTATCATGTCTTGACCCGGCAATGCACCAACCGATGACTCGTTTACCGACTTTTGCTTTCGTTTCAAAGGCTTTTTCACGCTCTTCGGCAGTCGGATAGAACCGTGGTCCGATTGTGAAATCGTGTTCGACCTCGCATACATCATGCACCATTTCTAGATAACTGTAGCCGCACAGTCGGCGCCGGGCGGAAGCAGGCCAATAGAATTGGGTTTGGGCCGGAAGTAGTGCTAATGTAGATTCACAGGTATGTGATAAATTAATAAATTTAGCAAACTCACCGCTACGGCCGACAAACCATTTTTGCCAATCAAGCATACCGTTGCCAGTAGCAATCTCGTTAGGTTTCTTGATTGATAATTTATCTATATAAGGATTATTTTCAAAAATAGCGTGGTATGGTTCTTGTGCAATTACCTCAATATTATAGTCCTTAGAAATCAGCGGCAGTACTGATGTTGCCATCAGATTATCACCGATAGAACCGAGGCGGACCAATCCATACCAGCCCTTGGGTTTACGCTGAATCATGTGTTCCCGAACTATGTTGTTGTCACGGTCACTGTGGCCGAAGGCGTTTGCCCCCAACTATTGCCCGCGAGCACCTGAAAATCATATTCGGTCACTGGTTGCAAGCCTGAAACACCGATACTGTAAGATGATGCTGCTGTAGCCGGGTTAACTACATTTTTGAATGTGGTATAAGATGTTTTTTGTGCACCAGCGTAGGTCAGTAAGCCATAATTATTAGCATCGTTGGTCGGGTCATTACCGCTGTCTTGATAGTTGTACCAGAATATCGGTCCGGCCCACGCTGTGGCCCCGAGCAAAGAATATATCAGTGACACTGACTGCGATTGAAGCACTAACGTTCCGTCAGCCGGAACGCTCGCGGCAGTCGGCATGCCAAATTCAGTACACCAAATTGGTTTAGCGCTATCACCGTTGGCGATCATCAGTGAACGGAATGATGGATTGCTGGTTGCCAGTTGCTGATAAGCCCCTCCGGAACTGCCCGGCGGCACCTGCGGGGATTCCCCATAGACATAGGGCTGTGCACCAACCCCATCCATATAACCGGCAGCACCGGCTGCATACATGGAGGCCAGAAACTGCTCTGGCGTGCTCTGAGCCAAACCTGCGCTTAATACAAACGATTGAGTATCCACTGCATGAATAGCAGTATAAGCAGGTTGCAATAAGGCTACATACTGCGCTCCGGTAGCCCCGGCGGTCCCGCCCCAGAATTTGGCGATGTTGGGTTTACTCCAGATTTCCCAAACATGCACGCCTTGTGGGGCGTAGCGTCGGGCCAAAGCTGCGCAGAAGGTGGTGAAGGATGCACTGTTCGTCGGCGGTCCAAGCGCATTCGGGCCTGCCCATGGGGCACAATAAGCGATCATCCCCAGAATCTGTAATCCACCGTTCAAAAGAGCAGTTACTACTGGATCAATGCCGCTGTAATCGTATGCTGTAGGACCTGTGGCCTGGATTGATGCCCAGTCGAAAGGTAGTCTGACCCAGAGAACACCTAGATTCTGTAATCCGGCGACAATTGTGGCAAGTTGAGCCGTGGAATATCCATACCAACTAAGGTCACCGTTCATCGCCTTGACTGCGCCAATATTGCTATAACCTGCTTTGGCAGGTGCAGAAATTGCCGGACCTGTGTTATTCCACGTTGTAGATGTAGAAATGTCCATGGTACTAAAACCAAGCGGCGGCGTGTAGTTCCAAGAATTTGCTGCAAAATAGCCAGCAGCATTGTCTGATGCTTGGTACAACACCACTGACGGCACTACTGCATATGCATTTACATTAGTCGGAATAGTTAAGCCACCAACTGCCGTTGCAGGATTCGCGGGGGCTGAATTATTCCAAGGCCCAGAGCCTACGCAACCCCAGATTAAATTACGATTTAAGTCGACAGCTATGCGCAGTATTTGCAGCGTAGAGTATGGTGACCATGTTGCGACGACTGTGCTGTTATTATAGACAGATCCATCATACTGCCAACCGATCTCATTGAGCGTAGAACCTAGTTCGCCTGTCGTAGATGATGTCGTGTTACCTATGCCAATGCGAATAGAGCTGCCATACTTAACATATATCTCAAAGTAATACTTTCCGAAGGAAAAACTATTGATACCGAATGTTTTGACAAATGTCGTTGTCCCTGTCATGGACGCTGTAAGATTGCTGTTTGACAGTGTGATCAGCGAATTTGTTTGAGCAGGATTCCACCCCTGTCCTGTTATAACAGGTGTTTGACGATATTGTGTTTGGTATAAAGTTCCACTCATGGAATTGCCCACGAAATAGTCAACGTATTATTTCCCACGTTGCTAGCTGCGACGTTGATGACAGCAGGCGGATTATACGCAGTATCCCACGATACAAAACCATTCGGCGGCGTATAAGACCAACTGGCTGATGAGAAGTGACCGATGCAATAGTCGCCCACAGCGTTAAGTGAACACGCAGGGCCGAGAGCCGTCGTTAAGACAGAAGCTGGTATCACGAGTCCACCGCCTGATGTCCCGTTTACCGGATTAGCTGTTGAGCTGCCACACCAACTTCCGTTCCCGACTCTCGCCCAAACGATGCTGTTAGGTAGATCCAAGGCAAAACATACTGTTGAGCCGGACCCGGCTGTTGGCCAAATGGCTGTCGAACTGGCATTCCATGTAAATGTCGCCGTAGTGCCTGTATCTGCTGTCTCTTGGAAACTCGTCGGCGGCGATGGAGCAGTATTAGATGACATGATGGATGTTGAATTGCATTCCACTACTCCAGTAGCGATCATCCATCCGAGTCCATTTGCATCAGACCCAACCCACTGATTAATTGCATTTCCAGCGCTGGTATTGCCGATACCAACGGAAATAGAAGCTGGATCAGAGCATGATATATAAACTTCCCAATAATATTTATTAGGTGTAGCAGTAATTGTTGAATTTGTCCAGTTTAGTTGCACCGAACTTGCTGCCGGAGTAGCTGCGAGATTTTGAATTGACGCTGGCCCTAAGCTTACCAGTGCATTGGTATTAGCATATACAGAACTATTGCCCGCCGTTGTAGACGACGTAGCTGTCAGATTATTATTTGACAACGTAATATTAGTATACTTATGCGTCGAACTCCACTGTTGTGGGTGTATAACTGTAGCGTATGTTGACACGCTACCGATACTAGCGATGTTGGATGCAGCAGGCCAAACGATACTGTTTTGCGCATAACTACAACTCGTGATTGCTGCGCCTGCTATGGAGGCACCACTACGATAGGTAACTGTTGCTATAGGTAATACACTACCAGCTAAATTCATAGCTGATTGTATTAGTTCTAAAGCTGTAGCAATAGCAGTGGTATTTACGATACCATTGGATGTCGTGGAGCAGAGACTTTTAGTAGTTGCTGTGGGCGTAGCTGTTGCTGCGCCATTTATGCTAGAGCTTCCGAATTGTATGCTAGGGATAGCGTCAACAGATATGGAGCCTGACCCACGAACTAATACAATACTTTTTGATGTTGTAGTAGCCTTTGCTTTAACAGTAGAGGTTGAAGTTAGAGTGGCGCTGGTTAGCTGCGTAATAGCACCGAATCCAGGTGTCACAACTGTGACAATAGGTGATGTTACTGCTCCAACTATATTAGCTGCAATTACTTGAAAATCATAAGAAACAGTGGGCGACAAACCGGTAACAAGCTCACTGTTACCAGTGATCGGTACTCCATAGGCATACCATTGAGTTGTGCCGCTCACACGGTATTGTAATTGATAAGTAACTACTGTAGTATCAGTCATTAACCAAGCACATTGCCTTCATCGAGAAGACCCCTGTTGGTGCTATTCAAGGTAAACACTGGTTCTGTGCTCCAAGACACAAGAATCGTATAAGGAGTTTCTTGGTTAATTGTGATATATTGCTGTTGCGGCGATATTGTTCCAGTCGTTGGCGTAACTGCTTTGATGGTCACTGGCCCAAATGTTGTGGTTACAGACATAGCCGCGTTAAAGGTGCGAGTATTGCCGGAGACCTGACTGCTATAATTTGATATGCTGGCAACATTAGGGGTGCCCAGCACACGTGCCTGAATGATCGGATCACGCGTACTAGCTGTGCGATTACCCAATACTTTGGCGTCCCATGCGGTGCCATCTGTGGTATCGAGAAACCATTCGCCGCTATTGAGCATCAGCCGCGTGCTGACGATCTGGCCAACCGCGTCAGCGTTGTTGATCCAAAAAGCCCTCTGACTTCCACCGAAAATCATGTCGCCTTGAGCGTCTTGTTTACGAACACGCATCAATTAAGTTCCTGCTGTCGGGATCACAGTGCCCGCTGCCGCAGTACCAATACCATGTCGGTGCGTCTGTAGGGACACCTGATCGGCTCCGCCGACACCTGCTACGATTGTGCCGCTGACGCCAAGATTGCCATTCACGGTGACTGTGGGAGCCGTCAGGGTGATTCCGCTGGACGCTGTGACGGAGACATTCTGTGCCCCGGATACTGTGACATTGTTGGCGCTGCTATCCAGCGTCACAGCGATCCCATTGGACACAAGGGTGATCTGCTTGGCAGCAGCATTGATCTCGACGTGCTGAGTACCGTCTGCGGTGCGAAACTGCGCCGTGGATGTGCTGACACTGCCAATCTTGGTGGCCTGAGAATACGGGCCTGGAATGGCGAAAGCATCTGTCAGATCGTGCAGCCTGGAGTCCAGTGGAGGCTGAATGCCACCGCTTTGCCACCATCCGTCGATATTGCGAGTCGCGTGCACCAACAGCACTTCATCTCCGATGGCTAACGGGAAGGTCATGGCGTAGCCGCCGCCTTTCGGAAAAACCACTGGCACGTCGGGGATGATTGGCAGATTGCCCAAGGTGGTCACACCATTCGGTGTACGAGACTTACCTTGAACGGCTGGTTGCACATCTACTGTCAACTTGCCAGACAGATCAGATACTTTGGTGATGACGCCGGGCTGGGCGGTCCAGATAGATATCTGACGACTGTCCAACGCAAGCTGTAAAGCTTCGTGCTGATCCGGGATACGTTCATAAAAATCAACCATTACGATGGGATACCTGATGCTACATCCAGAGCACCTTTCGGAGCCGGGGCTGATGGATCAACTGATAAACAAATCAAATCTGTATACCAATCATTTCCACGATTGTCACCTGTATGGTCCATACATAATATTTTATAAACACCGTCAGCATCGACAGGCGGATACATGTTAGAACTAACACCGCCTTGCGTAGCTGTTAATGACGGCGTCGGCTGTTGAATCGAGGAATTATTGATTTTTACCCGACCACCAACTCTAAAAGTTGCGTTTATCAATGAGCGGATTTTAATACCACTGCTGGTGATTTCTGGCATACCAATCATGCCGGTTTGACTATTCAACAGTATTGCACTACTATCTGTGGTTGCAGTCCGTGCCAGAAAGTTAATATTCCCACTTTCATCAATTTTCCAGGTGTTGTCGTGGGATGCCGCGATATCTCGCATGTAGTCACGGGTCATGCCCCACATGGCCCGACCACGAGGAGACTGCTCTGGTGGTGTGACTGGCACTACACCTGATTCTGCTAAATACGGTGGTGTGCCTAGTGTAACACCGTAGACGTCACATGTTCCGACAGCCGCTGCGGCTAATTGCGCCTGGGTATATCCGGCAGAAAGGGTTTTGTTGACGGTGCCGCTATTTAGTGGGTAATCCCATGCTGCGGCCCATATTTCCGTATACGTGTCAGTGGGGTTTTCACGGCCGGAACGCACGTATCTTACACTACCACTGAATAAAGTGGCAATTGCTCCGACATACCCGGCTTTGATGATAAGTTGGCCGTTTGCAGATGTCGGGTCACTACCTGCATTATCAATGGTTACACCAAGCTGCCCTAGTGTTCTTGCTGTTTTTGTAGATAAATTATATATTTTAACGACACAAGTTGACGGTGTATGCAGCACTGTATGTTTAATAGTGAAAGTTATGTGTAAAGCTGCGCCATCTGGCGTATTTGGTGCAGCTAGTTCAGTACCTTGACCACTTTGATTTGCTGCAATGACAGATAGCTGTCGTTTCCAAAGTTGATTTGACCCGCTCATGTTGTTACAACAAAATATAATTGAGCATTGACGCTAAGATCGGTATAACCGATGGAAAGGTTATCTCCCGATAAGACTGCCATCAGTCCTCCGCCTAAACCCAAATAGCTATATTGTTGTAATAGATTGATACCGATTTTTAGTGGAATACCGCACAATATAGGTAATCCATTTGAGTCACCTATGTCCAATATCCAGCCAGCTGTGGGATCATCACAAAAAATCAATCGCATTGAGTAAGCGACGCCATTTAACGTAATGGTAAAGCTCTGTTGCGAGGCAATAAGCGGTATTTGATAGAAGTTACTCATCACGAACCAAACCAACTATTTAGTACACTACTATTTTGAGATGGAACTTGTGCAGGTGTTTGTGGTCCTGTTGCAGTTACTGCGTTGGATTGTTGTGGATTCGTCTGTGCGGATGCTGCTGGTACGCTAACAGATTGCGTTGCAACAATAATGACTTGGGTGCATACTGCTGTCACCATCAGAACATTTTCTGTTTCTTTATCGGTGGTAATCAATAAAGAAGTCAACACCATGCTCGGATAATTTCGTTTACCGGTGGATAATCCAAAAACTTCGCCGGAAACCTGAAGTGCTAGTAATGAAGAATAAATTTCATCAAGCTGCGGTGTAATAAATCCTTGGCCATTAACCAGACTGACAAGCCCATTGATAGCTCCGCTCAATGTGGGGGACGCGCTCCAACCCCAACGGATCGTCACTTCAGTGGGCATCTTATAGGTATGGTCCGAAATCGACGCTGATTGTTCTACCGGATGCTGTGTCACCATCATTCTATCGAGATGGCGCTCTTCTATGGCGCAATCGGGAATAATCGATGCGATCGCCCGCTGTGTCGTGAACATGGCGGTTTGAACGAAGCTGGCGGCTCCTGCTAATGAAGCATATCCGAGCGATAACGCACTCATATCACTACCTCACAACAGACTGCGCGTTCCGGATCGCTTCAAGATTCATCCGATCTTGGGACTGGATGATCATATCAGATACGGTGCGAGCATCGTGCACACCATTTACATTTAGGTGTGATTCAATGCGGATAGACGACGCAAGTGGAGCAGTCGTTGCGGGTGTGCGATGAATAAGGGATTGTCGTGCTGCTTCGATGGATGGGACATATTTCTGCGTTTCTGATGGTAATTGACTAGGATCACCAGTCTCAGCAAAGCGGTGTACACCATGACCCATAGGGCCAGCATTATAGGCAGCATCGGCTGCCTGATAGTTACCATGAAACGCTTCTAATAGTTGCTTAAAATAGCGTTCCCCAGCTTCGATGTTTTTATGAAAATCAAATAAATCCTTTCGGGTCAAGCCTAAACCAGCTCCTGTGGACGGCATAATCTGCATGGTACCGACAGCTCCGGCCGGGGATACATTGTCGTAACCACCGCCTTCAGTCATAGCTAATGCAACCATGTGATTTTCATCCAGGCCTTTTTCCTTGGCCTGACGCCGTATCTCTTGTTCCAGTTCAGGAGTCAATGATCGGCCAACATGCCCACCCGCCGCACTGACTGGACCGCGCTGCTGACTGTTTGATCCCATGCCAATCAGATTGGCAAAATAATCACTGATTTTATCCTGCATAGCGGATGTTTCAGTGCCCTCAGCCGAGGGTATTAGAGCCTTTTCAATTTCGCTGGCTATTTTACCGGTATTAGTGATCAATCTGTCAAAACTGTTCCGCATCCAGTTATCGGAACCTGTACTCCAGAAGTTGTCTGTAAGACTACGCCAAGCCTGCTGGATATTTGATGTTGAATTACCTGTCCTATTGCCCGATGCATCTATCGACCCTTGTCGACGTTGATCTTCCTCACTTACGCCAATTTTACCGCCAGTTGCTTTATTTACTGTTTTATCGAGCCATGACATGCCCGGAATATTTCGATCACCCCAGTCATTAATAGCATCTTTATGCTTAACAAGATATTTGATAGTCGCTATACCGGCTACAATAGCACCGATTGCCAGCGATAACGGACCAAGAGCAATTACAGCAGATGCTACAGTTGTGGCCAAAGAAACTAGCCAACTACCAGCAAAATATAAGGCAAAAGCTTCAGCTACGGTCTGCCACCCACCGATTATTTCAACACCATACTGAATGTATTCCCAAAGAACTTTGAACCGTTCTCTGGCCCTTTCAATCTCCGGTTCCCACACTTCCCATGGAATGAGATGCTTGCCGCCTTCCTTCCATTTTTCATAATCTTCGATAAGCAGTAGTATACCGGCAGTCAACACAACAAACGGGTTAATCGCCAGTATTCGGTTTATTAGTGCAAAACCGGCAGCAATCTCGCCGATTCGAATAATGAAATCTTTCGTCGGCTGATCAAGCTGATTGTACCAATCATATATCGTCTTAAAGAAATCGACGGCTCTGACAATGCCTCTTAACAGAGCTTCCCCAGCAAACAAAGTGCTAGTGGCAACTTTTTCAATAAAATCACCAATTTCTTTTCGATTCAGCTTCAACAGTTCGGTGAAACGGACGAGATCAGCGCCTAGTCTCTGTTGCAGAACATCAGTGACTTTGGTTCGAATGGCATCGAAAACGTTCAATAATAATTTGAACTGGGTATTGAACACATGAGAACGCTTAGTAGCGTCATCCATGTTAATACCAAACAATTTGAATGTCTTATCGCTATCGTCCTGGATAAGTCGGAAGTCCTTATCCATCAGCGCCAGTGCAGTATGCCAGTCGATACCGAACTGCTCAGCCCTGATCCGCTGCATGTACTCCGGCAGCGTCCGCAGATGATCGCCAAAATCCTCCAGGAGTTTGGTTGGGTCTTGGTTGGGGTTTATGCCAAAAGACGCCAGCAGGCCACTGGCGGCTGGCGTCGACCCAAGGAAATTGCGGAATGCTTCCAACGACCCACGGGCACCGGCCACCGACGACCCGAGTCGCTCCGCCGCGAAGCCAAAGGTGCGGATATTCTCAGCAGACGCTCCGGTCCGCTTTGACGCAAAGTACAAGTCTTCAAGCTGGTCGGCCATCCCAGCCACGCCCTTGACCACGAGCGCGGCAGCACCTTCTACTGCTGTAGCAAAAGCAGTAACTTCAGCAGTAGCTTTTACAATCGAATTGGTGAATTTTGATCCACTGGATTCATCAATTTTCCAGCCGAGTTCGATGAGAAAACTTTTCAGGACAGCAGAATCGGTCAAAGCTTAATCCTCAATCAGGGCGGTTAGCATCTTCCCAGCGATGCTTATTCTCCTCCAGCACATCCAATGCTTCGTTCGCCATGGCTATTTCTAATAACCCTATTTCGCCCCTGAACAACGATTCACCTCGAAATACGCCTCGCAACACCGGACGCCAGACCCAGTCCAGGCCGTCCCGCATGCCGACCCATTCGATGTGGCGCTTAGCTACCGGATGGTAGGCGGTAAAGTTTTTGCCGGGGCGGGCATAAAAGACCCAAGGGTGTCAGTCAGAACAGCAAAAGTCAGTTGCAACATGGACGGCATATCAAAATCAGCAAACTGTGGCTGCTTGGCGCTATGGTTCCATACCAGCGCCCAAACACCGTCCCGGTAGCATTGCACGCCAGTCAGGCACAGATCAAAAATGTATAAAGAGTCGTCATCGCTTAGCTTAGCGACACCATCCGCGATCAGGATGGCTAAATCCTCTCCGTCAGGTTTATTGCGAGCAACTCTGGAAATGACATCCAAAATTGGTACCAAGCGTTTACTTAAAAGAAACTGCTGAATTGCATTCAATTTTACAGAACTTTTATACTGGATTCCGTTTATTTCTACGTCGATCACGGGTGATATCTCAATGCCATGCGGTGAAGTTCTACGGGTGGCGATGTCGAGGCGTCCGGCGGTAACGGCAGTCCTGCGATGAACGCTTGTAACACAGCTATGGCCACAGGAATATAGGGGGCTGCGGAGCCAAGGAAGGGTGCGACAACCGGCTCGATCTGCTGGATAAATGCTACTACTTCCAACGCGATAGATCGAGCATCAGAAACATTCACGACAGCTGTAATCGCGGCCTTCGCGGTCTGGAGATCAGCCACGATGGTTGTGACCAGAGCTTTATTAGCTGCTGTCACTGGCGAGGCCAGATACGTCTGCGCAGCAGCTGATACCGCGTCGATTGCATCAGTGGCCCACACCTGGACCTGGGCCAGCGTCACAACGTTGTTGCTCGCACACCGTGCTAAAAGCAGCAACCCTGGGATGGGTAGCAGGAGTCTACGGGTCAGCATTGTACGTTATCCTAGCACGCTATCTATTACGCCTGTATTAAAGACCCATTCGTTAACACCGCCTTCTTTGGCATAAGCGATGTTTGGGAACTTGACAAACGCTGCCGCACGAGCCACCGTGGCATCTCCGCGTGACAGGTCCGAGATCATGATGACATTGTAGCCCCATGTCGAAGAAGACAGTGACTGCACGTCATACATAGCTTGTAATAGCGAATTTGTCGGACTAGTTTTCAAGATACGAACAGTAATGCGTCCAGATTTGTCTGCATGCAGGCTGTGCATCGGTGTGCCATCAGCACCGATCGTCATTGTGTCTTTATCACCTGTGCGCTCAATGGTAATACCTTCTTCGGCCGCACCTGCACCTTGCCCAATCGAGAAAGCTCCACCGGGGCCAACTATTGAAGCTGAAACATCCGAGAACGCATAAGTCCCTGACGGTAGACCGGCCATGTATCACCTGCTTAGGTTAGAAGTTAAATAGAAACTAATGTCTACCGATTGACATTAATAGAAACGTTGGCAAAGTGTATGGCTCCAGCAAGCTTACAAGCCACCTGAATCGGTACCGAAATACGGGTCTCACGTTGTGCCTGAGATTGCGATGCTATCGAAGGCGCATAAACATAGTAGCCGGTGGATAGTACGTCTCCAGTTTGGAGCGATCCGAACTGGAATGAACTTGTCCAAGTCCCAGGTGCGATTAACCCATTGTTCACGCCCTGCTCCAACGACGCCGCTACATTAGTGACCAGCAGATGGGTACCTGCATCGGTTTGCGGGATTTTGCTGGTTGACTGATATAACAAATTAAACAGGTTAACCTGCACGTTATTTTGTAACCAATCAAGGCCCTGTACTTCATCGAAGAAGTAGCCGTTGATCATGGTACCTTGTTGAATGATAGACACGTTGTTATTATATTGTGCGTATACATTGCAGTTTTTTGCGTTCAAGAACCCGGCCTGTGTTTCACTTAGGATTTCCGGCTGAACACCCGGCTCCTGTTTGAATTTAGCCGTAGTTGTGCTGTTATTGGCAGTGAAATCGACAGTGAACATACGTCCATAAAGCGATGCTACAGCATAAGCGTTTGTTGTAGAATACTGCACAAACGTACGCCAGTAATCCAGGCTCGCGAGTACACTAGCAATATCAGTTGTGGAATTTGTTGGAATAGCGGAATCATTGCTGGTAATGCCATATACATGCCCGCCCGGCAGTGATTGTGTATAACCGGCAACCGACTCATGCATAGCATCGGTAATATCGGTAACATACGTTGGTGCAAACATAAATCCGTAGACGTCGCCATTGTTGAGTGACGAGCCAAGAAGCGCCTGGGTTGCCCCCAAGGCCGACTCAGCAGCAAACCCCGGAACAGGAGAAGAAGCTCCGGAGGACTGGGTCAAGCCGATCAGTGTAGAGATATCAGTGCCGGAAGACGCTGTAGAACCATAGCTGACGGCGGAAGCTGTGCCAGTAGAACCGGAAGCAAGATTGAATCGGTCGTAACTGTCAGATGACCACGTGCACGTTGATCCAGCCAAAACCGCCGTAAGGCCGTTTTGAATAATGGTGGCCGCACCATTCAAGTTGGTAATGCCGCTGAAATCCAACCCGGTTATGTCGTGCTGAGTCCCATTTAATGAGATACGGAAACTTCCTGACGAAATGGATTGCAATGTTGTTTGTATATTAACAGCTTGTGCTGCGTTAAATAGTGCTCCCATCAATAGGCCGGGTGATGCATATTGCAACCACCGCCCAATGTACAGGACGCTAGGCTGTGGCGATTGGCTGAAAAACAAACTAGCAGCCTGCCATTCCGGATTAGAGGTCCCGAAATCTGCGCCAACACCGGTCATGCTTGTGTATTGACGAATACGCGACATTGCGTCAATAACAGCAGACGGTCCTGCGATCATCAACGCGCCAAAGTTCCTGGTGCCGGTAGCAAGCGGTGAGATAGTCACGCCAACATTAACAACATCAGAAACTGTAAGGCCCGCACTAGCGGTGCTGGTAGTACCAGACATGTAAACTTCCTTTTTCCTAGACGGGCATTGGATTAGTAACTATAATTTTGTTTGATAGTAACGGTGTTTCAGAATCTGTGCTAATGCCACCCTGCACCGACTCAAGGTTGAGTATTGGATACACACGGATGATTTCGCGATCAAGGATGATCGTCAAATCACACCGGCTGAGCCATTGCACATTCACCAAATCCGGCACCAAGGTCATTGTCCCGGCTTCGCGTAATTTAATACCGTAAGAAATCAAACTTTCACGGTTCTGATTAATATAGAGACCAGAACGCAGTACGGCCGCATTATTCCGACAGTTTGGTCCGTAGAAACTGGCCATGACATCCAAGGTTTCCCATGTAACCTGAGTATCGTAACCGTCGCCATCTCCGGTATGGTATTCATAAGGAAAATCATGCGGTATTTGATTTAATATTCCAATGGAACACCAATCGACATTTACGGCTGGTTGGGTTGGCGGTGTGTTAGGATCAGTGTCGGGGCGTTGCCAGCGAGGCCGCACCAAACTCCCAGGGAGTCCAGTCACGCCAACAACGAGCTGTTGTAGCACAGCGTCAAGTGCCGCATCATTTAACGGCAGCGCATTAGTTTGCCGAAGAAATCCACCAGTGGATGAATCATTCACGTCTTGTGTGTCCTATGCCATTCGGCATGTTCTTCGCGCATGTCTTGTAATATTTCCATAATAGCGTCATACTGTTCTTTTGCACGAGTTTCTACAGCGCGCCCCTGGACATCCTGTCCCACCATGACTATGGAAAGCAGCACCAATTGAAGAAAAGATTGTGACAGCCACGCCACCAGTGGAAGTGGATGAAACCCGGTGACAAAGCTATCTTGTATGGCCTGCGGGAGTGCTATCAATGCTATAATGGCAAAGATATATGCACACGTCATTGTAGCGACCCGGTTGATGGACCATATAGCGAACCTTTCGTTTATTCTCCCAAACCAGGATTGATTCACTTACCCATTCCGTTGTATCGGGTCTGTTAATTTGTGTAATGTGCAGATTACATGCACGTATCCTGCGCCAAAGTTTGTAAAATCTTCTGAATTCGATACAATATAGCTACGATTTTGCCATGACACAATATCAGCGGCATAATAGCCATCATTCATATGCAGAGAATCTTTGGTCCATATCTCAATTGCTCCCTGCACACGAGCTGAGTCCGGAAGCAAAAGTAGAGAACGTCCTGAAGCTGGTTGTATCACACCAGATGCGATAAACGTCGTGGACACAAACGAAGCTAATCCGTCCGTCCCAACAGTTTCCATTGATCTAACAACAGTAAACTCATCCTGAAAATCGGGATCATCTAACAGACCATCTACATCAATACGTGCCATTACCGTGGCTTCGTCCAAAGTTGTGGCGGATCTTTACGTATTACATACGTAATACTGCGGCGTAACTGTCCGGTGTCTATCAAGGGCGTCAGATTATTAGCCCCCCATTTGCTGACATCAGCACCTTTCTTGCGCATGCCTTTTAGCATAGTTCTCCCGGCCTGCGTGCGGCGTAAACGGCCCTCGATGGTAGATTGGGCCAAAGGCGGTGGGATGCCTGCTGTGATGCGTCCGCGTACCTTGTCAGCAACCTGCTGGCCCAATACTTTCATCAACCGTAGAGCGCCCTGGGCATCATCGTTAACTGCCCGTTCGCCCATGCGGCGAAAAGTGGTCGTGATGTCTCCTTGCATGGCTTTTACCGTGGGCAGCAAAAACGGACGTGCTGGCACGTTTTTGTCGGGCAGGCCAAATTCCATCGCGTACCCGATAAAAGCGTTGGAAACTGCACCGCTTGTGCGCCCAGCTTCAGTATCTGGTATTCCGACCAACAGTCGCTGTTGAGATAGCTCAGTAATATTACGTACCACACTATCAACATTGTCAGTGACAGTTTTCAGATTAGCTGGCATGATCAGCTACTTCTTCAGTTCCGATATATCGTTCAACCAAGGCTTTGCCCAATTCCGCCGCTTCTTGCATCGTTAACCAGGATCGTTCAGAGGAGTGTGCACGAATCGAAACCCAAGCAGTATCTCCGACAATGTGTTCTTCGAGAGAGTACATTGTCTTCAACCCTCACTGACAGGTCCGACATACTCAGTATCGTCTGAGCAGGCTACCGCAGAACCAGGGAACCAGTTCCCAGGAAATAGATTATTACCAGGAAATACACTATTACCAGTGATCTGATCGCCCCCGGCTCCGACGAGCTTGGCAAATCGAATGAAACGACGACCGAATGATGTTGTATTCCAGTGTCCAGAATCTTTTTCCAAAGCACCGTCAGCATACGTAACTGATACTGCTCCGACCGTCTTACTGGTTATCGGTCCAGATGATGTATTATTACCGCGCTCGACACTCTGCTCATCCATACGATCCAGCAGAAGAAAATGAGCAGCCCAGAGTTCCTGGCCGAGTGTCCACAAATCACCCCACCTATACGGACTAAGTAAATTGCCTGCTGTCGTTAGATACATCGTCAATGTAGCGTTCTGAAATATTTCCGGGTCCTTAAACGCCGGGAAATCCATCCGAAATTGATCATTAAGTATGTACGGACTAGTAGTCGGTATAATACTATTTGTCATTATTTTCTCCCGACTAACTTCGTTGGATAATTTGCCTGTGGGGTATCATTACATTTTTTAACATTTTTGGTAACGTTCAGCATGGTTATCACAACCAATACAGCAACTACCGATAGTATAATTGCAACTTCAAGCACGTGCCGCATGGTTAACCTACACGAACAAAGGGTGTCCCAAGCTTGTTAGGCCAGTAATTGGCAATAGATAACTTGCCATTATTAGCAATAGTGCTACTATCAATATTACTTTCATAATAAGTATTGTATTATGTGATAACTGCACTAACTTACAGATATGCCATATAATTATGAATACAATTAATATAGTGCATAACTGCTCCGTAATAAGTGATGTCATATAATACGTCCATCTTCAAGACCAGAGCTTTCACCACCCATACGTTCGCGTAGGTTTGTCAAATTCTGCCGATTAACATTCACAGCAGCTTCATTCATAAGGTGCTTTTCAACTGCATCATTAATACGTTGCTGACGTATCTTGCGTTGCTGATCTTCGGCAAATTTCAATGTCCCAGGTTGATCCGTCACGATCGGCGGGTTATCAGTATGTGCCAGTAGATACCCGTGCTTAGCGTCTTCCTGAGACACATCATAATAGCCCTCTTCACCACAGTTCGATCCTTTCGGATCGAACAATGACGTAGAGTGGTTATCACGGTTCAAGATGAACCGTTTAACAATCCTAACCCGCACCAACGCTGCGGGAGACTGCTCCCCCGCTTTGATGACATGAGCATCGACAGGCAGGACCCTGAATCCCGAAGGAGCATCAACTTCTGTGCCAACAGCGGCTATATTGTCTTCTTTGGGCTTACCCACCTTCATTCTCCATCAATCTTACATTTTCTCTTAGACGTGCATCGTTCGGATTGAATGCTAAAGCACGCTTGGCAAACTCCAGTGCCGGTCCGCGCTGACCCAGATTGTATAGCGCTACTGATGCTAGATCGAAAGGCCCTTCTTCGCGGGCATAGCGCTCACTGATGTAGTTAGGTTCAGAAGGCAACGAAGCCGCTTTACCACAAAAATGGACTACTCCGGCCCACTCCTTCTGACGAAGCAAAAAGTTTGCTAAATCAATAAGGGACTCTCGTGATTGAGAATCTTCTAGAGTAGCCAGGACGTAAGAGTTGTAAGCGGGACCGATGGCCTGCAAATTTTCATGACATTTAGCTATATAACGGAAAGAGGACGCCCGTTCCGCAAGCCATGTCGATGTTGACAACTGAAGATGACGATAGAATTGTTCTATAGCCTCTTTATACTCTTTGTTATAGTAAAGTTCTCGCGCATAATAATGCGCATAGCGATCATTAAGTGGTTCTTCTTCGATCGCAGTATGAAGTAGCGATAGGTAGTCACTTCTTTTTTCGGACGAATCGGGGCGATGCTCGATGAGTGTGCTGTCACACACTGCAATTACTTCCGGTACTGTGGGGACTAAAGTTTCGTGAGCCGGACCGCGCCACCGGTGCGTGAACCGTCCACTGATTTTATCAGCATAAAATACGGTATCGGGGTGATCTGGGCTAAGCCATGAACAAGTATATAGATACTTGAGACGTGTTGTATCAGACTTCCAGACTGCCTCGATTTTCGAGCGCCATCCCGGTGTCAGCACCTCATCAGCATCCACCTGTATTGCAATATCAATACTATCATCCAGGCTAAACAACGCCATATTTTTTGCATCATCGAACCGCCACGGCTTGATCAGTGCCGTGCGTACATCCACTGTCAGATCACGTAAAATATCGATGGTCCGATCGGTCGATCCCGTATCAATTACCAACAACTGATCAGCATCTTTGGCTGCTGTCACCCAGCGCTCGACAAACTGTTCCTCGTTCAATGCACAGGTGTATACGGCAATTTTCATGATAACAGCTTTACTTTCAATGCTTCGACTTCAGCGGTCAACTCTTGCACCGCTTTCCATAGCACAGCCGTCATTTGATTTAAGCTATAAGATTCATTGTCGTCCGGATTAGTCGGTTTCTGGTAACCGCCGAAGTCCAGGCCGTGTTTGGCCATAACATCCCCGATTTCGGTAGCACTAAAGCCAAAATGGGTACGACGGCCAGCACGCGGGGTAAACGCGATGGTTGGAATCTCTACATCTTCATAAACAAGTTCATGATGAATTTTTGGCACAGACTCCAGAGTCCCGTCGGGTGCCACCATTTTAAAGCGGTCCGGAGCATCATGGTGATACCCTGGCATGCCGTCTTTTTCATGTACAACATGACGTTTAAATTTAAACGTATTATGGGTTTCCGTATTTCTTGCAAAATAGGCTTTATCATCGTTACCGAAAGTGACCCCATTGACCTCTTGCGTGGACTCTTCAGTGGCCGGGCGACTTTCGATTCGAGTTGTAGAAACCCTGTCATGCGATAGCTTGTTTTTAAAAGTAATTGGATTCAATTCTTTTACAATATTAAGCATTCCGGCCGCTATTGGTTGAATATCAGTCTTGACTCTTGGGTCTGATACAACAGCAAACTGTGTTGCATACATGTATTTATAATAATTCGATGGTCCACCCAGTTGATAGGCGTTTGATGCCCCAGGCAATATGTTGGTGTAATGCAGTATGTTTACAGCATACTGACCGATGATGCGATTAAGCGATGTATCACAATAATCATAAGCAGCACCAGCAGCACCAGCCCACACAACAGAAGCGCTGTTAGGCCCTAACGGCAACTGAATCGCTGCATTTGCGTATGTACCGTTCAGATACAGACCGTAAGAATGGGTATTGCTGCTTTGGAACGAACATGCGTTTGGTGAATAGTCACGGAAAGCTGTGTCCGTGCATCCGTTCACCATATAAGCATTATTCCATTGAGTAGAACGATTATAGCCAGCATCTACCCAACACGCTGCCAATGAATTGTAACTTGACGCTCCGGTAAAACTCATGCCAGTTGCGAGCGCATTACCTATGTTCCGTGTATTTGCACCATTATTAAAATCAACTTCCATGCATTGAGAATTTTGACTCGAACTAAACCCGCTATTAAGAATCATCACCGGGTTCCAACCCCAAACATCTCCGGAACCTGATGTCGCATTAATGCCAGTATATAAGCAAACTTTGTCACCCAAATTATTGATAGCACCAGAACCCTGATTACTGTTCAATCCAAACTGAACTAAGAATTCACGTCCTGATCCACCTAGTACAGTATTACCTTGCACTACCATAGATGAATGCGTGTTATAGTTAGAAACGCCGCTACTATCCGGGTTACCAACAGGACTAGCCAGTATGCTCGGATTAGCATAAATAGTTATCCCAGTGGGTGTGATTGTTCCGCTCGCAACACCAGAAGGGCCGGTAGGGCCGACAGGGCCAGTAACTCCGGCAATGCCTTGAACACCGGCACTACCTTGCAGCCCCTGTGAACCGGCAGGACCAGTCGGTCCTGTAGGGCCGGTTGCACCTTTTGCACCAGCAGTGCCCGCAGTGCCGGTAGGTCCGGCAGGCCCGACAGGACCAGCTGCACCGGCAGCTCCTGTTGTACCGGCAGGACCAGCTGCACCGGCAGGGCCTTGCGATCCGGCAGATCCAGCTGCACCGGCAGGGCCGGTCGGCCCTTGCGATCCGGCGCCAGTCGGTCCAACCGCACCTTGCGATCCGCTTTGTCCGGTGGGGCCAGTCGGTCCTACAGGACCGGCAGATCCTTGCGATCCAGCAGGGCCAGTTGCACCGGCAGAGCCGACAACACCCTGCACACCAGCAGATCCAGCTGGGCCAGTTGGGCCAACAGATCCAGCACCGGCAGGGCCGGTCGGGCCAGTTGCACCCTGTGGGCCAAAATTACCGGGAATACCAGCAGGGCCGGTCGGGCCGGTCGGGCCGGGTGAAGATGGTCCGGTCGTACCAGCCGGGCCGGTCGGCCCTTGGGAGCCGACCGAACCAGCTACACCAGCTGATCCAGCCGGGCCGGGTGGCCCGTGCGGGCCAATCGCACCTTGCTGACCGATCGGGCCACCAGGGCCGGTCGGGCCAGTTACCCCTTGTGAAGGGCCGGTCGGGCCTGATGGGCCGGTTGCGCCAATGAATCCAGTAGGGCCGGTCGGCCCTACTACACCGGTACCGGTAGGGCCTGTGGGTCCGGTTGCGCCAGATGCGCCAGTCGGGCCAACCGGGCCAGTTACCCCTTGCGTGGGGCCGGTCGGGCCAATCGGGCCAGTGGGTCCGGTCGGGCCACCGGAAGGGCCGGTCGGGCCTGATGGGCCAGTTACCCCTACACCGGCCGGTCCGGTTGCTCCAGCCGGACCGGCAGAACCCAGTGGGCCAGTGGGTCCGGCAGAGCCAGTGGGTCCAGCCGGGCCAGTCGCTCCGGTTGGGCCAGCAGCCGGGCCTGTGGGGCCGACAGGGCCAGTGGGTCCGGTTGCTCCACCAGAAGGGCCGGTCGGACCTAATGCACCTGGAGTGCCGGTAACGCCCATCAGGCCCGATGGGCCGGTTGATCCTACAGGGCCGGTCGATCCTACAGGGCCAGTGGGTCCGACAGGACCAGTCGGGCCAGTGGGGGCACCTGACGGTCCTGTTGGGCCAACAGGGCCAGTGGGTCCGCTCGACGGGCCAGTGGGTCCGACAGATCCAGTTGCTCCGATCGGACCGGTTGCTCCTACAGGGCCAGTCGGTCCTGCTATAGCATTATTCAGCACCCAGTTCGTTGTAGCTATTCTACTGGAGTTGTCTCCGATTCCTGGTGTCGGAGCTGTGGGTATACCTGTCAACGGAGCGCTGTACAGCGGCGCATAAGTAAGCGCTGCCGTCGCGGCAGGCAGCATCAAACCAAACATCTGGTTTAGCTGACTAGCCAGCAACTCGCTATCGGGAAGGAAGGTGATAGTTCCGCTCACGCTACCGATCCGTTCATATTAAAGATACGCATAATTCGCTTGCTTCCGCAACGGTGTTACCGGTATAAAAGTCATATTGTAGTTTTGGAGCGTGACTATGAGTCTTACAAGCACAGATCGCAGAGCGAAGCTGTCGGAATCTGCTCAAAAGCGTTGGAGCCGTCCCGGCGAGGTGAACGCTCAGAGTATTCGCATGCAGCAGATGTGGTGTGACCCGGAGTTTCGGAAACGGCATCAAGAAAGTCTGCGCAATGGTAATAAAGACCGGCAGCATTCCACGAAAGGTTCGG